CAACAAGAACGTCACCATCTCCATATGCAGTTGTTGCTGCGTCTGTTGATGCCAATGTACCAGCAAAAGATTGTATTTTTCTTGTTCCTAAAGAAACTAGTTGTCCAGTTGAATTAACCTGAAAACTAGCGTTTGATATAGCGCCCGTGCTAGAATCTTTAGAAATAACTTGAAAGCCATTTTCTGATCTGACCGGACCGCTAAAAGTTGTATTAGCCATATTATTTGTCTCCGTTCCGCCAACATAGTCCGAGACTCTGTCTACTGCACGAGTCTATGTTGACTATTTGTAAAGATTGTGCAGTGCGTCGATTATACGCTTTTAAATATGTTTATGCAAATAAAAAGGGGCCCGAAGGCCCCTTTAAAAGGTTTAATCTACTGATTAAGCTCCTGGTGATCCGTAGATACCACGCCAGTCAGATACGCCGAAGCTATATCTTTCTCTAGCTTTATATCTAACGTTTCCTGTTTCAAAATCACCTTCCATGGCAGTTTTGATAGCTGCTCTAGTAAAGTGTTTTAATCCATTAGGAACGTCAGTTTTGATAAAGAACGCATCTGTATCTGTTAGGAAGTTGTTTACCACGTATCCTTGTGGAAGCATTCCTTTAGATGAAAGTGCATTAATATCATTGTCAGCAGTTCCAACACGATTAGCTGATTTTAAGATTCTTTCAGCAGTGAATTGAGTATCACTAGGTATAATAAGTTTCATACCTCTTGCTGCAATCTTTAACCCTCTTTCGTCTTTAAAGTTTGCAATGTCGATCATTGCTTGCTCTAAAGATGTCTCAGATAGGTCAGCATTTGTGCTAGGTTTGTTACTAAGGTTTCCAGCGATAGTTGGGTGATCGTTATCGATCAAGAACTGTCCATCACCGTATGTGTTAGTAGCAAACGCATCATTTAAGATGTTAGCTGCTTTGATTTGTTTAGTGTTAGCCATAGATCTTGCTAGTGCTTTAGTATAACGCTTAGCGATACTGTCATACAAGTTATCTTCAACAGCTTCCTCAGTGATAGAGAAAGCGAGAGCAATTGTCTCGTGTTGATATCTTGCAGTGAAAGTTTCTTGCGCGTTATCATAAGTCACAGCAGAACCTTCTGGTTTTACTGACGCGTTTGCGAAACCAGACAGCATTACTTCTTCTTCAAAAGCTCTATCAGAGTTTTCTGAATCAAAAATTTCTGCGTGTTGGTTTTCGTACGCTTTGTACTCAAGTCCAAATAATGCATTCAGACCTGGCTCTAGCTCTTTTGCTAGTTGTTGTCTACTTATAGCCATGTTTTAAATCCTCCTGCTATTAGTTAGCGTATAAATGTTCGTTTATAAGAACTCTGTACACTGTAGTTTCTTGGCCAATATTACCTCTGTTAGGATTTTGTGAAAATCCTACAATACGTAAATTAGCACCAGTACCAATGTTACTTGAATCAAGTTCGAATATTGAAACACCTGTTGCTGTTGAGCCCTGACCTACTACTTTGTCTGCAGTTCTACCGACATCTGTTTGAGCAGAGTTTGTACCATCGTCTCCTTGAATTTCGAAAACTTGATACGGATTGTCGTATATGAACGCAGTCGCTGCTTGAGATGCAGGAACGTTGTTTGTGAAAGTTGGTTTACCATTTGAATCGTCGTATTTAGCACCCCAAAAAACTCCTACGTCTGTAGTACCAGCTCCGCCCTGTGTTAGGACACCACTGTTACTTGCGATCTGAACTGAATCGCCTTGGAATATAGCGTCATCAGTAACTTTATATTCGCCGAGTTTTCCTGGAGCCGCTCCGCCGATTGTATCAACTGGCATAAAACCAAATGGGGCATCTAAATTTGTTGCCATAGTCTTATTCCTCCTTAAAGGTTTAGTTGTTTAAATCGGTGAACAAAAAAAGATTAGTCTTTTTTCGAGCCACCAAAAGTTACACGAGTTTGTCGATCTTGATTGATCGGCATACTTGGATGCTGTTCCTTTAAGACATCGTTTTCTAAAGCTTCATTACGATCTTGCGTCATTTGACTATAATACGCTTCACGTTGCTTTGCGAGCTCTTCGGGTATCCTTGCCAGCACAAGGCCACCAACCCCAATCACTCCTGCATGTTTTCCGGAATCAACAACAGGATAATCGCTATCTGGGTATTCATCGGATCTTACCAAATCCCATCCAGATCTTATTTTTCCAGTTATGTTCTTTGTATCATCAAAGCCCATACTTTCTGCTCTTATCCATCTATGTCTATATCCGTCTGGCGCAGGCGGTGCATCTAGAGAAGATGGGGGAGTCCAAACTTTAGGTCTTTCTTTTTTGACCCTAGTTTCACTCACGCGGGAAGTTTTAACAGTTTTCTTCACTGTATCTTTTTTTGTCATATGCTTATACCTCCTTCGCGGCTAATTGTTTCGCATACTCTTCGAGTGGCACACCTAATCTTTTAGAAATTGCTACCTGTGAAGGTGTGAGTTTCACAGTTTTTCTGCGTCCTTTTGCGGCCGGACGTCGGGCACTTGCTACGTTCTGCGTTGGCGCAGAAGGTGTAGATGACTCCACATTATCAAATTTGTGTGGGAATTCAAGTCTTATTCGCTTGTCAACCTCAGAATAATATTCATCTGATTGTGGGTCAAATCCTTCTTCTTCTACAAGCTTTTTGTGTATGTCAAATGCAGTGTAAGTCATTGCATTATCAGTACCAAACCACGTATTTCTGCTTGCCCAAGCATCTGCTCTAGGGTCTACAGGTGGTGGTGTAGCTTGTTTGGGAGTTTGTGTTGGAGCTGTTTCCTCTACAGGTGTTTCTTGTATTTCTTTAATTTTAGCAAGTCTTGTCGAATCCATGGTCAACTGTGCAAGTTCTGTTTGCGCAGCAACCTGTGCTTCAATGTCACCTGCATTAATAGCATTTGCTAATTTAGTTTTTACAGCATCAATGTTAGTTGTAACTCTTTTCTCAAACTCTTGTGTGTAAGATGAATCTAAAGTTTTATATTTGTTTCTTAGTTTTTCAGCTTCTTCTTTTTGAGTTTTTGCAAAAGTAATTGCTTCTTCTTTTTGTCTTTCAGCTTCACGCATCTTACGTGTTAGCTTTGCTATTCTTTTTTGTACACCTTCAGAATATTCACCAAGTTCGTCTTTTGGTTTTTCTTCAACTGGTGTTTCTTCTTTTGTTTCTTCAACAACTAATTCTTCAGCTGGTGTTTCTTCAACGGGTGTTGCTTCTAAATCAATTTCTGTTTCTTGCTCATCAGCCTCACCAACGTCTATTATCTTTTCGTCGTCTTGCATAGATTATCCTCCTCTATGATTACATTGCGTGAATAAGATCCATAGGATCATCAATTGTTCCTAAAATCTCATCATCGTTTAACATTCTTATCTCACCACCATCAATTCCCATGCGCGATCCTGCATACCTTGCAAAAATCACCCAGTCTTTTTCTTTACACCAAGCACCTGTTGGATATTTATCTTTATCTTCATAACAAAGCGGACCCATCTTCAATACGTATCCAACTTGGACCGCTGCTCGCGCTCTGTCTAATGTTTCTTGTGCTATAATAATTCCACCTTGTGTTTCCTCTTTAACTTGAAAAGGCATAACAAGTATACGCCACCCAGTAGGGTTTGGTAATTTTTCTAAATTTGTTTGTGAAGGTTCTTCTTTAGCTTTTTCAGCTTCTGCTTCGTATTTATCCTCTAATGCGTGTGACTTTGTCATCATTTGGTTCTGGCTCCTTTGGTTCTAGCAGGTTAGAGATTTCCTGTTTAATTTGATTCAACGTGTGAATCTTACCGAGAATATAGTTGTATTTCTCCATACTGTCAACACCGCCTGCTATAATAACACTAGCGTTGTTATCTATTAATTCATCAAGTAGTCTTTGAGTTTTATATATTACGTTTATTGGATCTGTAGCTTCTGACATATTTCTTTTTCTTATCTCCTAGTTTATGCCAAAACTCATCAAGAGGGTTGGCTTTTTGTTTACAGCATTCCCCCGAACGTGCTTTTTCTTCCGTGTGACAACCACACGTATCTTCTTCCCCCATTGTAAGTCCCCCTTACTTTTTCTTGAAAATATCGGCTCCCTTTAGTCCGTATATTGATGCGACCACGCCGACAAACAGCGTTTGGTACCAAAAAGGCAGATTATTAAACTGCTCAAAGAACATGTGCAGTTTGGCTTGTATGTCTGGATCATCTGAGAATACAGACCATATCAATAAAATCACGGGCGCGCTCACGAGAATAAGAACGAACTCGTCTTTCCATCCCTTGTCGTTTGATTGTCTAACAGCGGCTTGGTACTCCACTTCTCCGTTCGCCATTTTCTGTGCATGCAATAAAGCAGCGTCCGACATAAGTATTTTTGCTTTTTGTTTATTAGCAAAAATAGCTGAACCGGTTTTCAATACCGTAGGTAGAAGTGAGAGTAATGGTCCCATTAATTATTTTATGATTGCTACTATGATAATAACGATAATGGCAGCTCCAATAAGTTTAGTTTTTAAACCCATTTCATTCCATTTATCCATAACTTTTTCTTTTAAAGATTCGATCATGACGACCTCCTTTTTTTCTTTTTTACACCTGCTTCGCTGAGCGCGATAGCTATAGCTTGTTTTCTATTTACCACTTTTTTCTTACTTTTACCAGATTTAAGTTTACCTGATTTGTATTCACGCATTACTTTGCTGATTTTCTTTTCTTTTTTCATTATGCTTTTGTTACAAGATACTCTGCTATTTCTGGTGGATAACCTCGTGCTATGTATTCATTGTACGCTATAAGTTGTTCTTCAGTAAATTTTGATTCTACCGGATTAACAAATTCTTGTACTACAGGCGGTTTGTTTCCATCTTGCCCTATACCTGCTGCTACCTCTGCTGCTGTTTTTTCTAAAGATAAAGAATCAAATACTCCCGGTGCTATACTGTCTGCGTACTCTTTTGCTGCCAGCTCATTAACAGAATACCCTTTTGTAGTTTTTTCATCCGGATCATACAAACTGTTCATAAAAGATTGTTTCTGTGCTTCTGTAAAACCATAAGCAGGATTGTTAGGGTTGTAAGAACCAAAAACAGATGTTCCTAGTTTTCCAAATCTAGAGGTTCCTATAGTATTACCAAACTCATCAAACTGCGGTCTAAAGTTTGCAATATTTGCAGCTAATAAACCTGCTTGAATCGGTACACTTGTTGATCCAAGAAACTGTCCTGTGCCTGTATATGCTTTGTCAAAAAAATCACCAAAGTTAAAATCTTTTAAATTACTAAGAAAACCTAATCCAAAACCAGATTTTGTAGGTGTCAGTTGTTTTTTAGGGGTTGTTGCAAAATTACCTAATTTATAATCACTAACATCATAAACATCTTCTGCTATCTGCGCATCTCCTGTTTTATCATTATCTGGACCTTTACCTGGACCTAATCCGCCTTCACCTACGGTGGTTCCTCCTCCTGGTCTAGCCCCTCCCATTGGTTTATCACTTCCAAACATAATTAGTTCCCCTCTTTAATCGTTGCTTGCATCTGTTTTATACCGTCTTTTGCAAGTGAAACTGATGCTCTAAGCTTAGCATGGTCATCATCTTGTTCAAGTTTATCCTCTGCAATTTGTCTGTTTTGTAGCATTTTTAGTGCGTCCATTTCGGCCTTAGTTTCGCCTTCTTCGCGTTTTCTTTCCTCTTCTTTGGCTTTTAGCTGTATTTCATCGCTTTTTAACCTCAATAATGGGTCATTATCGATCTGATTTAGCACTTTTTTCTCTTCTTCGAGGTATTCTGCCATTGTTTCAGCGATTAATTTGGCTTTTCTGGACTCAATAGCCTCTGTTACCTGTTTTGTTTCGTTTTGTATCTGTTGAATTTGCGGATTTTGCTGCATTTGTTGCATCATTTGCGGATTTCCTTGTGCTTGCATCATCATTTGCTGCATTTGTTGTCCCATTTGCTGTATTTTCATGATTTCGTCCTTAAATTCTAGCTGAACTTGCTCTGTTGCCATCAAAGTAATGTGTTCTAGTATGTTTTTTTGCAATGCCGCTATAATTTGCGGGTTTGTACGTGCCATCATCGTGCCCATATAGCTTAAATGCGCGTCCATGTGCGCTTGGTGGTCTTGTCCTGGAAATGCTTTGAACGGCTGACCGCTTAATGCTTGTATATTTTCCATTGCAGGGTCCATCGCTTGTGGTGGCTGTGGCTTTTTTAATAATGTGTCAATGTCTTTGACACCTAATGCCTCGTACATATCACGATACGCTTGATACAAATTATGCATCTTAGGATTAGACATTGCCAACTGTAGTTGCGTTTGTGCAATACTAATTCTTTGCGTTTGTGAAAATATGTTTGGATCAGCGATTGGTACGATGTCAATACGTTGGTCAAAGTCAGTTGCAAATATTTGTCTTTGTCCACCGACTACATCATACGGATATTGTTTTGGTAAGTATGTTGCAAAGTTATCTGCGATTAACATAAACTCACACTTCAATGATTGATACAATCTTTTGTGTATCGCTGACATAACCCGCGATCCACGTTCCAATAACGCGACGGTCGTGCCAACTGCTGCACTTTGATTACCATCACCAACTTGCATATCAGCAATAGACGCGAATCGTTGACCTGCTTGTACAACAACACCCATTAATGATAACAATGTTTGGTCTGGTCCTTTAAATGGTAACGGCATAAATGCGTCACTTAAATTTCCACCAGGAGCGTCAACATCACGGAACTCACCCGGCTGCAACGGTTGAGCTTCGTCTCTGACTCGGATGCCTCTTTGTTTAAATCCGGACGGGAGATTTGCTAACGTACCTGCGTCTAAGAGTTGTCTTAGAGCGGCTGTGGCAGTTCTTGATAAACCGCCGATCATGTGAATAAGCCCGAATCCGTAGAAGCCTAGTCCTGGTAAAAACTTAAAGTGTACAAAATAATCACGGCGCGCGCGTCGTGGGTCTTGTGCGTTGAAATTTCTTCTGATTGATAGAACAGTCGCTGTGTCTTCGTCAACTGTTACGATGTAAGGTAATTTTAATCCTGTTGCTTCTCCGTCTTCATTAACATCTTGGAAGCCTTCTAAATCTAAATCACAATGACATTCAAGCAATGTTATTACTTCGTCATTCGACGCAGTAACTCCTGAGATACGATCTTTTGCTTCTGATACGTCTGTGTCAGAAGGATCACTTGGTTGTAAATCAGTTTCTCTATAAAAACCACTTAGTTGATATTTTAATAATTCATTTCCTGACATACGAATAGTATGTGTAATTGTATCTGCATCTTCTAAACTTGTTGCTGTATATGGTACAACTAAATCTTCTGCAGGAATAAATTTAGACACACAACGTTGTAAAACAGAATCATAATAAACTTTTTTAAATGTAGAACCTGCAAGAGGTAAATTAAATAACATTTGATCAAACTCTGGTTCGTATTCTTTCATCTCTACCATTAGTTGATAGTTCATAAATTCTTTTACACGCTCAGACTGATCTTCTTTTGCTTGATCTATTTTACCAATAATTTGTGTTCGAACTGGACCACCTGCAGGCAATAGTTCTTTGTATGCTAGTGATTGAAATTGTGTAACTGCTTCTGCAAGTACAGGATGTGTTGCACCTGATGCACCTTGGAATGGTTCTGATCTGTTTTCATATTTAAAACCTAACAGGTCTAAACCTTTTGTGTATGCATCTTCCCATTCTTGTCTTGATGCTTTGTAATCATCATGATCAGAAACAATCTGTGATCCTATTTCAACAAGTACAGAATCGTCTAATGCTTCTGCTAAATTCTCATCGTGGTTTTCTGAACCAACACCTGCTATTGCTTGTGGATCAAAATCAATCTCAACGCCACCATCTTCAGTCTCATTTATTTCTATAGGCTCTTGGTTTCTTTGTTGAGCCATCTTTTCTTGTATTGCTTGTATCTGACCTTGTTTGCTTGGAACATTTACTTTTGTTCTAATATTATTTGGTAGGTCAAATTTATTTGATTTGTCTATAGCCATTATGCTGTCCTTTGTCTAAATAATGAACCCATGCCACTTGACATTGGTCCTGCTTGTGGTGGTACTAATCCACCTAGTTTAAATCCGGGCTCCTCGGTCCGCGTTTTTTTTATAAAGTCTTCTATTGCATCATCTACTTGCATCGTGGTTCCTCGAGTTGCAAAATCTTCAACGTTGCGAATGTCACTTGTAACTTCGTCCATGCCCATTGCATAGTTTTCAAAATCTGCCCCGCCTTCATGTCCTTTTCTAAACTCTCCAACAAAAAACGATGGTTCGTCTGTTACGCTGCTGCCATCTTCAAAATATCTTTTCATTGATGGCTCATACTCAAAACTAACTTGAGTTCCCTCGTTTGACGTAGTGTAAATATCTATTCGTCCTGTGTTTACATCTTCTACCATTTTATATTCTGTCATACCATCTTTGTATTTATACACTGCATTTACTTCACCTTTATTTGGCGCTGCTGGTGATATTAAGTTACCTTTTGTTTGTATTTTACCGACAAGTAATGGGAACCATTTAGGCATGCCTGGTGCTGATAATGTTTTTGCTGCGGTGATACCTGTTTTTGCTGCAGGTAATAATCCTTTACCACCAGTTAATGCTGCAGTAATACCACCGCCTAACACACCAAGAAAACCTCTACGTGATATTGGAAACTTACCGCCACCGTCTTGCAATCCTATGCGACCACCTTCTGCCATTTTAGGTTTGTCTGGATCAAACGGAAACAGGTCTAAGAGTTGATCTATGTCCTCTAATCCTTCACCTGACATTACTTCTAATGTTTTTTGATTTACTTTTTCTAGCTCCCTTGCTTTGTCAAACTCACCTGCTTCAATAAGTTTGGCTATTTTTCTTTCATTACTTGCAACTTGTTTAGCTATATCTCCAGCTAATCCTGTTAGCTGTACATTTTCTAATCCTTGTAATTTCTTTCGCACCTCCATTGTTTCATCTACAAATTGATCTGTTTTTAACGCATCCACTTCTTCAGGTGTCATATCAACTTCTGGTTTTCCAAAAAACTCATCGGGTGGATCTTCCGTTGCTATAATCTTTTTTGCTTTTTCTTTTGTTTTTCTTGCGTCGGCAGGATTAACTCCACCAGTTTCTCTTGCAGGTGCATCTTGAACAATTCCTTTTTCAGGATCAAACCTCACTTCACCTACACCATGATCGTATTGAAATTGTTTAAGTGCTTCGTCCTCTCCAAACTGTTCTGCTATGTCTTCGTATTTTTGATAGTCTATCTTTCCAGTTGGTAGTGTTTCTATTCCTTCTTTTTTACGAAATTTTTCTAAATCAATAACATTATCTGTTTCAATATTTTTTCCAATTTGTTCTACCTCCTCCATAAACTCTAAAGGATTATCTTTTAAATTTACGTCTGCAAATGCAAAAATTCTAGCTTCGTCGTCTATAGTTGTCATTTTACCAGGGCCTGAAAAACCTTCGTTCATCATTTCAATAAGAGCACGTTTAATTCTACCTTTATCTAAACCTGTTCTTTCAGATATAAATTGAAACGTACGTTCCGGACCTTCTGTTAACAAAGCAGATATACCTTGTGGTCTATTTACTACAGAGTCTGCCTCACCAGCAAATCGTTCTGCGTTAGCAACAACTGGTTCAAAATCCGATGTTAGTTCGTTAACCATTTTATCAACCGTTTCTCGGTCTTGGTTTGTGTCTGTTCCTTTATATCTTTCTACAAAATCATCAATCTTATCCGATAACTCCTCTACCTCAAGATTAGTCATACCTTTAGTGGTTTTAGCTCTATTGAATAAATTTTCTAAATAGTTTTTTATAAACAGAGGTATCTTTACGATTTTTTTCATTAATAGTACGTCCTTTGTTGCGATGGCAATTCTTCATCCTCGTAGTCTTCTGGATGGTCAACAAAGCCACCTTGTCTAAATCTCATTACAGCTTGAGTCATACTATCCACTAGGTCATCGTGTTCCCCTAACGGAAATGCAGCGCATTCCTCAATCACTTCCTCTGCCCATTTTGTCTCCGGTGCCCAAATCATGCCTGATTCAAACAATGGAGCTACAGAGTTTATCCTAGTATGTTTATCATTTCCTTTACTAGGTGTAAAGTTAATAACTGGTATACCCAGCTTACGCAATTCATACGTTAATGGCAAGCCCGAAGCTTTGGCTTCTATTATCACTGTTTCTGGCTTCCAATAGTCATATTGTTCTTTTGCAACGCGTCTAAGCTCTGGAAACTCATACCGATCTTTAACCATGTCAACCAATATTAATTGTGGTGGCTCGTCCTCACTAGGTTTAAATACACCCCACGTAGTTATGGCGCTGTAGTCAGCAGTTTCTTTTTTCATAAACGCTGTATCGTAACTTTGTATAACATGCATTAATGGAGGTAAGCTTTCTTTCTCCCACGGCTTCCACCACTCACGTTTTATAATACTACCCTCCGCTGCTGTTGGATTTTGTTGGTATTGTGCATTCCATTTTAATATACTTACGGATGCTTTCACCGCTTCTAGCTCTTCTAGCTTCCAATATCCAGGCCACACCGGTTTACCGCTGGGTAAAATTGCAGGAAACTCGATTACTTCCCATTGGTCTGCTTTGGGTTCTGCTTGCGCTTTCATTAACTTTCCCGTCAGGTCTGCGACATTCCAACGAGTCATCACCACTATTATTCTGCCGCCAGGTTGTAACCTCTGTCGAGGTCCAGATGTGTACCACTCATAAACTCTATCAAAACTGGCCATGTTCATTGCGTCCTGTTCTGAGTGTGGATCATCAATAATTAATAAATCCGCTCCACGGCCCGTG